CTATCTAATATCTCCATAGTAGCTTGCATAAATCTTGCATCAGCACGAGTATAGTCATCAAGAATCAAGAAACCACCTTCTCCTTTACCTTGAATCCATTCAGGAGCAGCATGTGACATTCTTTTATCTACAACTTTATAACCTTTAGCAGTAGCTGCAGATATCTGAGATTCATTAATCCAGGTAGTTTTACCTTCAGCATTTTGTATTTGAAATTCTTTTACAGGAAAACCAACTAAGTCACCTAATTCTTCCAGCTGAGATAAATTCAGCTTTACAACTTCCATTTGAAGTTCTTTACCTAACTGCATAATTGCTGAAGTTTTACCCAAACCAGCATCACCCTCAATATTTATAGCCACAGGAACTTTTCCTTCAGACTGAATATGTTGGTTATTCTTAACCATGTGTTTAATAAAACTCTTTAACTCATTAACATTTAATTGTACTTGACTCATAACTATTTTTTTATAATTCTAATTTAATAACTTTACCTGGTAACTCTTCATTCATATAAGATCTTTCTGATAAAACCCATAGAGTATTAGCTTTAGGTCTTACAGAATAACTACATTCTCCGTCAGTAAAATATACCAGGCTTGTATATTTCTTTAGGTTGGCATTAAAATATTCTAGGACGGGATCAAATTCAGTCCCACCTCTACCTTGTACAGCCATTTCAAACTTACCTTTATAAGGTTCAATTGATCTAATAATTGTATCACATTGAATTACAGTGATATCTACACCACATTTGTAAATGTGGTATATCTCACTCATAAATTCTTGTAACTCAGCATCACTTACAGATCCTGAAGTATCTATGGCCAACAACATATGTTGTCTCATTTTTACTTTAAGACCCGGATTAGCTTCAAATCTACGGTTCTCTTTTCTTCTAATTTTCTTGGTAAATACTTTAGTGCTTACACCAGTAAATCTTCTGATATAACCTCTCCAGTTAAATTTAGGCTTAACTACTTCTTCAATAATAATTACTCCTTCAATTTCTCCAGGAACAGTACCTCTTTTCTTAATAGTTTGTTCTTTAGCATCACTAAGTACTTTTTGTAATTGCTTCTCAATTAACTTTTGTTCAGCCTCAGTCATGTCTTCAAACTCTTCCCAAGTAGGATGTTCATCTGTCTCACCATTTTCTACGGCATCTAACAAATCATCCATAGGTGCATTACCACAAGTACCATTTTGTTTCTTTTCATCTTGAAGTTGTTTAAGTTTGTCATAGTAATATCTACAACCAGCTTTTCTATCAAGATTAAGTTCAGCATAATTATCTATATCAATACCACCTTCAGGTAGATATTGTTTATCTATATACTGATTGATCTCCATATCCATTGCTACATTTGCTAATCTTCTATCACTAAACTTAAAGAACATTGTAAGATGTCCAAATGCAATATGTAACAATTCATGTTTAAGTAATCCAAGTCTATGGTCATCACTTAAAGATCCCCAGAACTCAGGATTAATAGCAAGTTGATAATTAATACCATTCTTGCTAACTCCGGCAGTAGGAACTTTTTGACCCCAGACTTTATTTAGAGCAATAAGAAAGAACCCATAATAGGGCTCTTTCAACATTAGCTCTTTACCAATTTTACTAAGACTTTGTTGCTTGTCCATTAGTTTTTAAATTTAATGTTTATCTCAAATTTATCTGTAGGATAGCCAATGGACTCTAACATCCTTGACATATCTCTAATAAAGAATTCCATAAATAGCTCAACCGAAGCTTTAGAACCTTTGTTTTGTGTAATCATAGCTAAAGTTTTAGGACTGCTGAGTGGAGTCTGGTTTGATATAAGTTTTTCTAACTTACTTGCTATCTTTTTACAACCAACATTCCAGTCTGCTAAACCATGCCCACCAAACTTAAGAATAACAAACAGTTCTCCAATATACTTATTAAAATCAACATTCTTTAGAGACTCATAAGCTATAGTATGATTATCTGCATCTTCAGATTGCAACATCATAATTAAGTTTCTTGTCTCCTCTTTACTAAAAATCATCTTTTCCATCAGTCTTCAATTTTTAATGTTTTAATGGCCCACTCATGTGGTTTACCACTTGTAATCATATCTACCCATTCTTTTGCAGTAGGAATGTAATTATTACAATCCTCCTTAACATGCTGTTCTCCAATATACCGGACATATACATCTTTACCATCAGAGTTGGTAATTACCATACCAAATCTTTGTTCACATTCAAATATACCTTCACTATGATGTCTAAACATTCTGTGCATACTATGACCAATCCAGGCCTTAGTTTCATCAAACCAGTTATGTATCTCCAAATAATCTACAGGAGAACCACCAAACTTTTTAGCTGATGATTTTGCATGTTGCCAAGGATGAGCCATTATTTTTCTTTTACTTCATCTAACAAACTACCATCATGAAAATAATCTTCAGTCTCAGTAATTCTTACATGATTATTAATAATATATTTACCTGAAGGAACACAAATGCACAAATCTCCAAAACCACCTTCATTATTCCACCAATCTTCTATATTATTAAGAATATCATATGCAAAAGATTCAATTGCAGTATATGCATCTTGATCAAATTTTGCTAGGTTCCACTCAACTGCCCAATCATCTACATTATCATCTACATCTTCTGGAGTTTCACAAGGTTTAGTTGTATAACCTATCCATTCTATGGCACCTGAGTCTCCTGCACCATCATATTTTACTTTAATACCCGTAATACCTAAATCAGCCAACTGAAATAGGAGGCTTGTTAATTCTAATTCTGTCATATTATTTGATTTTGTAAAATTTACCTAAAATGTTTCCATTTAGGAATTCATCTTTTTCAAGAACCTCTCTTAAAAACTGATACTTAGTTTCAAAATATGTAAGTTCCATCTTGGAAAAACATATCTTGATTATATACCTTTTGATTGGTATACCAGCTTTGTGAGCTTCTTTAAGAACTGTATTACTACTATAGTAGTTTTGATAGTTAGTTTTAGAAACAGTTTCATATTTTTTGTTTCTTTTATCTGTCATCTGAGCAACAGCTCTTTTACCAAACTTCTTCTTTGTAGTAGAATAAAAGTTCTTTTTACCCACATACCTTACAGATTTACCATCAATAATAGATTCCATCTCATACACAAATCCTATAGCTCCTTCAGGAATCATACTACTATTAAACTCTCTACCTTGATATAACCAACTCATAATGCTTGTTTTAATAATGGAAATAATTTATCTCTGACAGCTTCAATACCATAATCTTTTACTGAATCAGATAGATCTTTAGACATATCTAAATTTATGTAATTAAAACCATATTTTTTATTATACTTGTCAGCAGATCTTAGTCCTGGTTCATCATTATCAAATAATACAATTATCTTTTGATATTTATCTAGAAGTGGTTTCATAAAATTTTCTGGTATAACACTATTTTCACTATCTGGTGCAATAGTTTCTATACCATTAATTTCTAATCTTTTAAAACACATTAAGTCTTTTAGAGAAGAAGTAATAATCAGATACTTAGATTTAAATTCAAGTTGATCAAAACCCTGTATATAATCTCTTACTTTAATAAACTTATTGTCTTTATTTTTTGGAGTATAGATTTTATACAGTGTACCATCTTCTCGGAAATAACCATAAATAAAATTACCTTTAATATTTATAAGATCTAATAAATTACCTTCATCATCTTCTTTAATCATAGTATAAAATGATAAAGGATAAACATTATGTTTCTCTAATATAGAAGAAGATAGTTTAAAAGTCTTCCAATATGTTTGATCTAAGGTATTCCAGTGCCGCATCTCATAATCAGAAACTACATATTTACTATGAGGTTTATAGTCTATAGAAACATATGTATTATTACTAATGTAAACATTATAGTCATCTAGTATTCTTTTAGAAGCTTCTCCTCTTGAATTAAGATTATATAAGTGCATTACAAGACTTAGATTATCTCCACCATATCCTGAAGAAAAATCTTTGAATTTATAATGACCCTTACTATCTATATAAATACACATAGAAGGAACTTTATCTTTTACATTAAATACAGATTTGATTTTAAGACTTTGACCTGATAATCTTTCAGTTAGTTTTAGGTAATGTTCAAATACCCATTCTCTAGGTATATCTGATAAATCAGAAATTAAACCTTTTGTAGAAATCATACTCTAAAATTTAAAAATTAGGGGGAAACTACAAAATTTCCCCCTTAACTTATTAGTCTAGAGAGAAATCTGTAGATGGTTTTGATGGCATAGATAAATCATTATCATCATTATCACCAAAACTTTGAATATTGTTTATTTCTAATTTTTTGAGATGTTTATTCTCACTATAAATAAGAATTTTATCACTGTCTACTTCAGCAATTGCATATTTATTATTTTCTGCTTTTGGTAACCACATGTCATAATTAGTATAACCTGTTTTACCAACATATTCCTTACCAGCAATACAAAATTCTAAATATTTATCTTTAATAGGTGCAGTTTTATTAAATGCTTCTACAAAGTCTTCAATAGTTTCATGTTTATTATGTTGAGCTTGCATCCATTCATTAATTCCTGCAGTCTTACAAAGATTTTGTAAAAAGATTAGAATAGATCTATCTCTTTGAATCTTAATACCTGTTTTAGTCTCACCGTCTACAAATGCATACTGAGAAGCTTTAACTCTACCTATCTGACCCGCAAAATGTCCTTTATCTGGATTGTCTTTATCAAAAGCAAAACCTTCAAAACCTTCTATAGGTTCAGTTTCTACATGCAATATCAAATGATATGCATTATCAATAAATTTAAAATCTTCCAGTTCAACTCCATTAATTTTTAATACATGGTTGCCTGGACTAATTGTTTTTGGTAAACCGGATCCACCGGTACCAAGATCTTCTGTACTTAACGCCATTTTATTTTACTTTTTAATTATTAAACAAATACTTTTTCCCATGATGTCTTTAGAACACCATCAATCATCTCTGTAATTACTATTTCTTCATTACGTAAGTGCTCAGGTCTTGCACCACAAGTGACTTCTTCATTTGTCTTAAAAGACAAAATAGTCTTGTTACCTTTTCGGTACATATACCCAATTGCATCAGCATTAGCACAAATTAAAGATTTAATTTTACCAGTTAAGTCTATGTTAGCAGACATAACCATCTCACCCTTATCATCAACTACCTTGTCTTTAATATGACCAGATAGGATGATTGTAGGTGCTAAGGTATCAATAAAATCTAAAACTTGAAAGAATGCTTGACGGATATATAAATATCCAGCACCATTTGGAAGAGTAATTACTGTATCACCATCAAAGTTTTTACCCATAGGGGTTGCTTTGTATAGTTTAATAGCTAGTGGCATGATCATATCTTCTAATGCAGTTACAGTATCAATAGTAATGAACTTGTATGGATTGCCTGCAGCTCTAATTGCTTTACCAGTATCTAATAACTCTTGTAAACTACTAATTTTTACTTTTAATGCTTCTACATAATCAGAACCATTCTCTAAATCAAGAATTAGATTGTCTTCTAAACCTGCATATGCAGTTGTTTTACCAGTCTTTGGCTTTGAATAAATCACAATTCTTTTAGGATTCTGTCTCTCAGCTTTGACTTTTTTAGTTGGAAGTACTATACTCATATCTCACTTTTTGTTTGTTTAATCAGATCATTTAACCAAGGTCTAGCACTAACAGGTTTCATTAACATAATTGCTGCAAGATCTCTGATAGTAATTTCTGACAAAGGTGCATCTGCAATTTCTTCATTAGAAATCTCCGCCTCTACTTTAGGTGCAAACTCCTCTTCAAAATCTGGAAAAATACTAAGTGATTTTTGTAATTGAGGAACTTCTAGTTTAGCTTCTTCTTTTCTTTTTTCATAAAGAGAATAACTAATTTCTTGTCCACTAGGTAATACAGCCATCATTTCATTTACAGGTATAAGATATTTTTTATCTATTTTACCTTCGCTGTCATAACTTTCTATTAACTCATATTCTTCATCATAGAAAGGATTAAATTTAAGTTTAAATAATTGTCTATCTTCACTCATAGGTGTCATTCCTATAATTTTAGAGTTATCATCATAAACATTATCATAAAATTCAATATAAATGTCTTCTCCTTTTTTAAGTTCCCATTCAAAGAATTGACATTGTCTACCAAATTTACCTTTCTTAAAGAAAGCTGTTTTAATAGCAAAAAATGGATCAGCTAATCCAATTGCTTTGAAAGTATCCATATGTTGCATATAGAACTCTCTTTCTTTTTCTTTTCTTATATTACTACTCATATTAATTAATTTACTTGGATTTTTTGTGTAGTCTCCCTAGCAGGAGTTGGTATTTCTACTATTCTCATAGTAGTTCTATCTAGTTTAAAGAAACTAATTCTTGTAAGACCATTACGTGACTTCAGGAAGTGGAACACTAAGGTATCCGGATCTTCAATTAGGAACTTTTCAGGACCATATTTCTTTATTTTTCTTATAGAAGGTTTATTAATACCAATAACTACATCAGCATGTTGTAATAAAGCATCAGAACCATAAATATCAGAATCTAATACATAATTACCATAAGTGGCTTCCACTTGTCTTTTTGAATCATCTATGTTTCTATTTAATTGACTAAGAACTACAAATGCTACGGGATAGTTTTTCTTCATATAGGTCAAGGCTTCACCCAATGCACCTAGCATATCAAATTTGTCTTTTTGTCCTATGTCATTTTTAAATAAAGCTGAGTGATCTATTGTAACAAGTATATTAGGATAAGTTCCATCTGAATTTTTATGTCTGTATAATTCATAATGAATTGTAGCACACATTTCATTAACAGTACAGACATCATAAATTACATTAACTATATCATTAGCTTCTGTTTCTTTATAATATTCTACACATTTTTCAAATAATCTCTTATCAATTAACTTACCATCTTTACTCATTAGTGTATTGTAATCAGCACCTGTAATCAAACCAAACTTTCTAATGGCACTTGTCTCATCAACCATTTCCATTTGAAACTTTAGTACTCTAAATTTTTGGTTTGGATTTTTAATAATAATATCTGAAACCAATTGTTCCATGAAAAGTGTTTTACCTGTACCTGGTCTTGCACCAACAACTGTAATTGTTCTCCACTCTAATCCATCACAAAAAGCATCATTAAACTTAGGCCACGCACTAATAAGAGCAGGTATTTTACCTTCTCTTTTTGCTTTCATTTTAATTAAACCTTTCTCAAGACTATTTCTTTCACTTACAGGTAACAGGTGTCTTGCACCATTAAATAGTTTTTCCATAAACTTTAAAAATTTAAATTATACAATTAACTCACCAAATACATCTTTATCTTCATCAGGATTATCTTTTAAAAACTCACAATATGTTGCTAAATCAGAATCCCAACTTTTATCTATATTTTGTTTTCTCAAAAAATACTGAGCAGTTCTCATATAGTCATAGTTTTTAGACTCATATTCTAAAACATATTTTTGTGTTGCTAAAAAAATAGTTTGCCAGTCATAATCGTATGTATCAAAAAACCATCTAAATCCACTTTCTAAATTTTTAGCAGGTACTCTTGCATATTTTCCAGAGGACAGTTTCTTATTAGGAAATATAGTTACATATGCATCTATGTTTTGCATAAAATTATGCCCCATTAAATCTTTAGAAGTTCTCTTTTTAGATTTCTTAAAATATCCATCAATTTCAGTTATAAAGATAATACTTTTTTCTGTTAATTCAAAGGATTCTGATAACCAATGATTCGTTTGCAGTCTTTTGCATTCAAGTTCTTTATTTACTGAACCATGAGGTACAATATTTTCTTTAATGCAATATAAAACATAGAATGAATTTGGTGATAAACCTTCTGAAAATAATCTAATAAATAATTCTATCATATCACCATGTTATTTCATTACCACTTGTATTTTTTACAACAGTTGATATCTTATTAAATATATCATTACTATCCCATTTAGATTTACTGTAAGCTGCACTAGCAGGATGTTTTACAAAAAACTTATGTTCTGTGTTTGTAGTCAAATCTGACCATTCTTCAGCTTTTTTACCTAAATATGCATAAACTAACCCGGGATTATAGTTATTTAAATAATCCAATAGATAAGCAGTAAATGGTTTCCATATATCATAATGGCTACCAATTTTATTTACTTCAACTGTAAGAGCTGTATTAAGCATAAGTATACCTTGATTAGACCATCTACTAAGATCTAATTGCTCACTAATAACATGGTTATTATAAACAGTTCTATCAACTTCTTGAAGCATAAATTTAAGACTTGGTTGTAATTTATCGGTATTACTACAACTAAATGCAATACCATCTGCTACACCTAACTGTGGATATGGATCCTGACCAACTATTACTACTTGTAATTTATCATACGGACATTCTTCAAATGCCCTAAATACTTGTTTCAGTGGTGGAGTAAATCTTTTATCTTCTTGACTTAGTGTATATAACTTTGTAAGTATATTATCAAATTCACTACTAAATATAAAAGATTTAAAAATTCTATTCCAACCACTAGGTTCAAGTTTGTTAAACATTTTTTGTTTAATTTCTTCTAAATTCATTTTTTTATTATTTTTGATAAAAATTAAAATATGGCAACAGAATCAGTTAAAATAAAAGAACTTAGTAATGATGCAATACTTGATATAAAAGTAAATAAGTCATTTTATATGATGGTAAAAGCATCATTATTTGTAGTATTTAAAGAATTACAAGATCAAAATCCAGATAAAACAGTAAATATTTTAAAATCTATAATGGATCAAAAATATACTGATCTAGATGATAAACAAAGAATATTCTATACTTTAACTTTAATTGTTGCTGAAATAGAAAGACAAGCTCAATTAAATAATTTAATTATTGAAAAAGAAATATCAGAAGAAGAAATAAAGAAAAATATTAACCAAGGTTAATATTAAACTGCTCTCTACCTATCTGTATACAACCTTCAATAGCTAACATTAGTTCATCTTTACTACAATCTGCAAAAGATTTATCTTCAATTCCTGAAGTTTGTTTTACAATAAGTTTCATTTCATCAAATGTATACCCTGACTCTTTTGCCAGTTCTCTAATACAAGCATGTACTTTTGCAAGTTGTGCTTTACTGTGATCAGGATTAGATACTTCAATAAACATATCAACCTTATCACCCTCTTTTAGTTTCTCTACAAAGATTTCATATGCAAGTTTATCTTGGGGATGTGCAAAAACAAGTTTACCATCTTTCTTAATAAATTTTCCTGTATGCATGTTTAACAAATTATGTTTTTCATTACTTCTAAAAAATGCAGATAGTGATCTTTACTTTTAATTTCTATTGCAGGTATCTCAAATGCTTTCAGAGTCCATTGATCATCTTCTACATCAACATTGTCTGTACTATGTAGAATAATGCCGCTGCACATCTCTTTTTGATAATAATAATAATCATATCCATTTTGACTAGCATCATCTGTAATTTCTATTTTTTCAAAGCCAAAATCAACTAATTCTTGTTCACTCATTTTTCTTTTGTTTTAAATACTTTTTCTCAAACTTCTCCCAACCTTTTGGGTCAAACTGTGTGATAAGTAAATCAAGTTTTATTTCCTCTTCATGCTCATCACACATTCCAATCCCTTTGACATCCAAATCTGGACTGTACCTCTTGGTAGCCGGAGCTCCACACTTAATGCATTCCATTTTCTATTAGTTTTAATACATCTTCTTCTTTATAGTAAATTTTACCATAAATTCTTGTTGAAGGTAAGGTACCTGTTCTTCTATACTTTGCTAAAGTTCCGGCAGATATTTTCAAGATTGTTCTTGCTTCTTTAGGATTAAACCAGTTCTTCTGAATTAGTACAGGATCCTTCTTCATCAACTCTCTTATTTCCTCAAGTAATTCATACTTGAAGTCTATAAGATCTTGTTTAGTTATTAAGTCTATCTTCATATTAGTAAAATGTTACTTTGTCTAACAACTTATGCTTATAAAAATATACTGAATCAACCTGGACAGGTCTCACTTCATCTTTATTAGCAACATGCAGTATAAATTCAGAATCTCTCCATTTATGATTATGTGGAGCATGATGAACATGAGGGGTATGTACATAACCTGCTTCAACAACATGACTGTAATCTTCATCATGACACATATGACCCTCAACATATTCTTTGGCTACTATATATCCAGTAAATAGCTTTGACTCACATGAAGTAAGTAATACAAAAAGCAGACACATAAATAATATTTTTTTCATTTTATTCTGATTTAGTCTTTTCTAATTCTGCAAGTAAAGCATCTGCTATATCAACAGCATGTTTAACAACTACAGAATTGTTAAATGTGGTGTTTGTATTATGACCTCCTGGTATAGCTTGTACCATTAAACCTACTAATGCTTGACCAGCAAAGTATTCTCTTTTGGTTAAGCCTATTCCATCATCTCCCTGCATTGTATAAGAATTAGGATTATAAAATGCTGGTTTTTTTCCATTTTCCATACTACTTCTTTTTAAATTGTTCTAAATAATATCTTGCTGTTGTTTCACTTACAGAGCTAGTATTACTTAAATCTGGATTTGAAATAATAAATTGCATAAAAGCAATTACATCTTCCTCACTATACATTCTTTCTTGTTGCCATTTAGCACCTGCTATCCAATTATCTGTTTTGCATAAATTAGGGTCTGCAAGATTAGCAGCAGCTTCTTTAAGTGTTTCTTGTTTAGACATCATTGTAGAATTAAATATTCTTTCTTCTTTCTTTGCTGCTTCAGTATAGGTAAGTGTTTCTTGTTTAGGTTCTTCTGAACCAAATTCTTCTTCTAAAGCATCATCAAGTTCTTCATGAAGTTTATCCCATTTTTCTTGTTTCATAACTTAAGATTTGATAGCTGCAATAGCTTTTTTAATATCTGTAAAAGGAATATGACTATGTTCATTTACTGGATTTGGATATCCTACTATCTTAAACTCCGGAATCACTGTTCCTCCTGAGTTTACAAATGATACAACTTTGGCCGGTATAACTTTACCACCAACTTTTTTTTCAAAAGCATAGTTCTTGTGTACTACAAATACTTTACTACCTATAGTAAGGTCAGTAAGTTTATATGTCTTTTTTGCTGTCATATATAAAACCAATTTGTCTTTTTTTTAATAAAAAATAATCCTGCCATTCTTCATTTCTTTCTAAATCTAATAAAGCAACTTCATCATATTCAAAACTCAACATGATAGCTTTTGCATACTCAACATTTTCAACATGTGCTGATACAACCATTCCCCATCGGCTAGTACCATAAAAAGAACTGTTTTCATCAGCTGCTGGTATATAATACTTACACCATTTATGAGTAACAGGTTTAGAACTCATTTCCTGAAGCATTCTCTTAGCAATTTCCAGAGCTTCTTTTCTTACTCCATTACGTCCTAAACCAGTAGGGATCCCTATTCTTATAATACCTGCTTTAGCTTCCATCAGTTTTTGGTTTTTCAATTACTAATTCTTTCAGTATTTCCCGCATCTTTTTGTCTACATACTTAGCAACTCTATGTTTAGAGTTAGGAGGAAACATTTCTTCAATATGGGATAATACTTCATACTGAGCCCGTAGCTCAACTACTCTGAACGGATCCATATTTTGCATTGAATAAATCATCAATACTCTGTGGTCTGTATCCAACTAAATGAGCATCAACATTAAAATACTTATGTAAAGTAGGTGCCGGTTTGTGATCTTTATCTAAATAGCTATCACTTACCACTACTTCCTCAAGTTCATTAAGATGATGAATATGAGCATGAATGTTTCCCCGGTAGAACTGTGCTTCATTAGGATGAATAGGAACATGTGTAAGAATGAATCCTTTGTAATCCACTGCTCCTGCAACACCATCTACATAGTCTAGTAACTTTTTGACATCTTGATATCTATCATGATTTCCCAGAACAACAATCTTCCGGCCAGCTAATTGATCTAACTTGTAGTAATCTAAAGATTTCTCCATAGTAATATCACCTACAATGTATGTTAGATCTCTCTTAGCTACTGTTTGATTCCATTCTTGAATTAAAAATTCATCTTGTTCTTCTGCATTATCCCATCCACGGTGTTTTGCAATAGCCTGGTGCCCAAGATGCAAGCATCCTATAAATCTAACTACACTCATTTTTATCCTTTTTGACTTAAAAATGTTTCAGGACTAATTATATCTCTTGTATAATTTATATCCTTATAAATTACATTATCAAGGGTCCATAATCCCATTTCTTCTATCCTCTTAGTTCTTAAAGTAAATATAGAATATCCAGTAAGATGAGCATTGTCATCATCATCACTAAGTAACATACCTAGCATGTTCTGCTTCTCATCTTCTGTAATATATTTTGTCTTTACTAATAAGTTTAACTCAGATAGAAAGATAAATGGTCTGAAGTCTCCTTTTTTGTTACCATGGGTATACATATACCATAGGTATCCCATATTACTATCTTCTACTTTACATACACCATGGTGTTCATGGCATATATTTTCAATAAGGCTTCTAATCTTTTGATCTTTAAAGTATTTTATCATGATCCTAAAAATTTAAATATTGCTCTTAGTTTTTTGTGTTCATCTATTAACCACTGCGGAGTGAATATTTCAGTATGCTCTACAAAGTTAACTCTAGTATGATACTCAAGATCATGTGTAAAGTTTACTACCCAGATATAACTGATGTAGCGTTTAAATTCAAGACTCACATTTACTTCCTTTGAAATAAATGTATAAACATGATGATTAACCTTAGATCTATAAAATCCATACTTTACAAGCCTTTTACCTATTAGTTCTGTATCTCTAAGTGTCATACATCTTATTCTGATTTAAAGGTTATATTGTAAAGAACATTGCTAATCCAATACCTATTAATGCT